CACAATCAGCACTAGAAAAATCAAATTCGTCGCCATCGCCAAACCACTTAGTCTTCCCTTTAATACCATCCAAGGTGTAGGGGTAGCCTGCCGAGGACTTTCGATTCAAACTGTCAAAATACCCTGGTACTCCTGCAACTGCTTCTTCAAAAGAAAACAGTCGAGGTTCCCATGGAGGAGGCACCAAACGGCGGTTAACAAAATTGGTGACAACATGATAAACTTCTTCTAGGACATCGGGATCGACGTACGGTTCGTCATGCTGGTAATTCGCTCGCGCAATTTCAGCAGGATTTATGCGAAGACCAGTTTCCTTGTCAATAAAAGGACATAACCTAGCAGGAGCTCTATCAGTAGCCCAGCCTAGTTCTGGAGCAAGTCGAGAAATTCGTAACTTAGTCTTCGTAGGCATACTAGGTTGCTTTCCCTTATGTAAAACATTAACTCCGATCTCAGCTTCGACTTGTTCAACTTCTATTGATTCAAAGAACTCACTTCCTTCCAGCTTAGAGATTGCCTCTGCAACGTCTTCATAGGATATGTAAACACCACAGCATCTCTTAGCTGAGAAGATGGAAGAAGGACTACCTGCAGTATGAATACCAAGAACTGTAGGACGTCCTAATCGTGGATCTGTACTTACAAGAGGGCTCCCACAATCTCCTTTGTCTGTTGGCACACTGTACGACAAAAGCCTGGACCAGTACTCCTCATCTCCCTGTTTATAACAAGAATTTCCAGTAATATTCACAAGACAACTCTGTAACACTATGCTTGTTCCTCTTTTAAGACTTATATGAGAGTTATAATTCTCTCCTTGCTTTAAAGTGTTGCACTTTGGGAAATAATTGAGAATACTTCTGTGTTGTCTCACTAACCCAGTGGTTATCTTAACGAACAAGAAATCTACCAAATCGCCTTCTAAAGAGTAGCGATCGTAGTAACATATTTCACTACTATCCCACTTTATAACAAAGGCGACGTGACCAGTCACAGGGTGAACGAACTCAACCTGAGGTTGATCATCGCCGTTGTCATGTGCAAGACCATAAAAGCCATGCTCAAAATGACGAGGAATAACAAAGGTTGTACCAGACACGAATAAAGCCCAACCAATTTTCTGGTTGTAACACCTCAAAATGTAGAGATTTCGTCTCTGCAAAGCTACAGTAGGATCAATCGAATCAGATCCAAACTCTGGGACTTTCTTGATTGCAG